TTCTGAGTATAATATTGAAGACGATACAATGGCGGAGGATGATGCTGGCGGTGTAGGTGCCGGTGGCGAACCAGACTTTGATCCTAAGTCAATGACGGATGAAGAATTCCGCAAGCGTGAATCTGAATTAGTATCCGATGAAATCAAACCATATCGTTATGCGACATTGCCATTGATTAGTACTAAAGATTTTATTATTCCTCACAAGAAACTTTATGCTGAAACCGATTGGCAAATTATTGATGAAGACTATGGTGCATCTGATCCAATGTTTGCTGAGTATACTGTTCCTTCCGGTGATGTATTATACTCGGAATATAAACAGACAAACTCTAAATTCATTCAATACCTAGTAAAAGAATTTGAATTGAAGCGTAATGCTGCTCAATTTGCTAGAGCACACGTTGCTAAAACAGGTGAGCTTGATATTGATAAAGTATTTGGTTATAAATTTAAAACAGATTTATTCAAGCGTGTTACTGTTGTTCCTGGTGGTAAGAATCATGGTATGGTAATGTTTATTGATTGGTCAGGTTCAATGACTGATATTATCAAACAAACAATTGAACAAACAATCGTGCTTGCAGACTTCTGCAAAAAAGTAAATATCCCATTCCGAGTATTTGCTTTTTCAGACTCAAGTCAAAACGATAAAGGTAAAGATGTTGTTGCTATTAGAAAAACTAAATACTCACAACGAGTTGGCGATTTATCGTTAGATAGTTATAGCACATATATGCTTGAACTATTATCTAATACTATGACAAGTGCTCAATATCATTATGCTCAGAAACGATTGTTGCAGATTGGTCATGTATTTGGTCGTGTCCATCGCAGACATTATGTACCACACGGTTGGAATTTAAGCGGCACGCCTTTAAATGAGGCATTAGTATTTGCTAATTACTATATTCCGGAATTTAAGGAAATGCACCGATTGGATATTGTAAATACAATTGTATTGACTGACGGTGAAGCAAATGAGACTGAAGAAATTATCGCACCTGACGGCCGCCGTAGACATATGAATTCAGTATATGAAATCGGCTGGAAAGGCAAAGCAAATACTGTTATTACAGATAAAGCAACAGGTAAAACCGGTTTTGCTAAACCTGGTCAGCCGTTAACAGCTGCTCTTTTAGATTTATTAAAGAATAGAACTGGAACTAATTTAGTTGGATATTATATTTTATCCGGTGTTTCTAAATATCGGATTAATAGTTTTATTGTAGGTCAGGGTATTATTAATGAGGATACTCATAATATTATTCAGAAAATTAGAAAAGAAAAGTTTTATGCGATTAACTCTTATGTTTATGATAAATATTTTCTGGTTAAATCAGACGATTTAAATATTAATGACGAAGAATTAACCGTAAAATCAGATTCTTCTAAAAAGGATATTCTAAAATCTTTTATGCAAAGTCAAAAATCAAAGATCGTGAACCGTGTACTTTTGAACAAGTTTATTGCAGAAATTGCTTGACATCAAACGAAAACGGTGTTATAATTAATTGTTGAACAAACATTTTTAGGACTATATTATGAAATCTGATAACCTCCAGAAACAACAACTTGTATCTGACTTAATTGGTGCTTTCGGCAAAACAGCATCCCGCAAAGATGTAATTGCATTCGTTAAGCAAAAAGACTTGAAGATGCCCAATTGGTTAATCAATGGTGCAGCATATCGAGAAGCTCGTGGTCTAATTAACCTTGACGCATTTGGTAGTGATAAAGTAAACAACATTCCAGCAAACCCTACTCCTGAGATTGAGGCAATGCCAGCATTACAAGCTCAGGTTGTACAACTCCGACAAAAACGTATGGTATCAGAAGTAGAAGATTTGGTTCCTATTAAAGACACAAATTATGTACCATTTGGTTTTTATAAAGACTTAGAATCAATTATTAAATCTAAAGTGTTTTATCCTGTATTCATTACTGGTCTTACTGGTAATGGTAAGACTACAATGGTAGAACAGGTTTGTTCTAAATTGAAGCGCGAATGTGTTCGTGTTAACGTATCAATCGAGACCGATGAGGATGACCTTGTAGGTGGTTCTACATTGATTGACGGTAACGTAACATTCCGTGAAGGTCCTGTTATTCTAGCTATGCGCCGTGGTGCTGTTTTGTTGATTGACGAAATTGATCGTGGTTCAAATAAGTTGATGTGTATTCAAGGTATTCTTGAAGGCAAGCCATACTTCAATAAAAAGAATGGCGATGTAATTCATCCTGCTCCTGGTTTTACAGTTATTGCTACAGCAAATACTAAAGGTCAAGGTTCAGATAGCGGCAAATATATTGCGGCACAAATTCTTGACGAAGCATTCTTAGAGCGTTTCCCAATCACAGTTGAACAAGAATATCCTTCAGCTAAAGTTGAACGTGCAATCATTGTAAACAATATGGAACAACATAGTTGTTTAGATGAAGAATTTGCAGACAAACTTGTAACCTGGGCAGAGGTTATTCGTAAGACATATCTTGAAGATGCAGTTGACGAATTGATTTCTACTCGACGCCTTGTTCATATTGTGAAGGCATTCTCAATGTTCAAAGATCGTCAAAAGGCAATTGAACTTTGTATTAATCGTTTTGATTCAGATACAAAGAATGCGTTCTTAGACTTGTATAAGAAAATGGAAGCACCGGCAGAAGAACCAGTTGCACCGGTTCAAGAAAATGTTATAGATGAAGATATCCCATTCTAAGATATTTTTAATTTAACCAAAGGGCACAGTATTGTGCCCTTTTACCTTTCTCAGCATATAAATATAATTATATTATTAATTCATTATAGGGATTGAAATGAAGACAGCATTAATTACTGGCATCACAGGCCAAGACGGATCTTACCTTGCAGAACTATTACTCGAAAAGGGTTATATGGTTCATGGCATTATTAGACGTAGTTCGTCAATCAACACAGGTCGAATCGACCACATCTATAGTCACCCCAATTTAAAATTGCACTACGGTGACGTAACAGATTCATTATCTATTATGAACATACTTAAGAAGTATGAACCAGATGAAATCTATAATTTAGCAGCACAAAGTCATGTTAAAGTTTCTTTTGAAACTCCTGAATATACTGCACAAGTTGATGCATTAGGAACATTGAAGATTCTTGAATCCGTTCGGTTATTAAACTTAGAACACAAGACAAAGATTTATCAAGCATCTACTTCAGAGCTTTATGGTCTAGTACAAGAAACTCCGCAAAAAGAAACAACCCCATTCTATCCGCGCTCACCCTATGGCGTAGCTAAACTATATGGATATTGGATCGTTAAAAACTATCGTGAATCTTACAATATGTTTGCTTGCTCGGGCATTCTATTTAATCACGAATCTCCTCGTCGTGGACATAATTTTGTTACAAAGAAAATTGTAAATGGCATTGAAGCAGTTAGTGCTGGTCGTCAAGAGTGTTTGTATTTGGGTAATATACATGCTAAAAGAGATTGGGGACACGCAAAAGACTATGTTAACGCAATGTGGTTAATGTTGCAACAAGATACCCCTGACGATTTTGTTATTGCTACAGGCGAACAATATTCAGTAAAAGAGTTTGTTGAACGATGCGCGCCATTCTTTGGATTAAAAATTCGATGGGAAGGTGAAGGCCTTAACGAAGTAGGTATTGACACTATAACCAATAAAATTGTTGTTCGTGTGGATGAAAAATATTTCCGCCCTGCAGAAGTTGAAACTTTATTGGGAGATTCTACAAAAGCTAGAAGTGTGCTAGGTTGGGTTCCTGAGCATTCTTTCGATGATCTTGTTCACGACATGTGTATGAATTTTGCGTAAATAAAATGGAAAAGAATAGTAAAATCTTTGTAGCTGGACACAGAGGCCTTGTTGGTTCAGCAATTGTTAAAAAATTAAAAGAAGAAGGTTATACAAATTTTGTCCTTCGTACTAAATCTGAATTAGATTTGCGAGATCAACCTGCAGTTAAAAAATTCTTTAGTGAAGAAAAACCTGATTATGTATTTTTAGCTGCTGCTAAGGTTGGCGGCATTAATTGGAATTGGACTAATCCGGGTGAGTTCATTTATGACAATTTACAAATCCAGACTAATGTTATTGATTCTGCATATCGTAATGGATGTAAAAAATTATTGTTTCTTGGATCAGCTTGTATCTACCCTAAGGTTGTCCCGCAACCGATTAAAGAAGAATACTTGTTAACAGCACCACTTGAGCCTACAAATGAGGGATATGCTTTAGCAAAAATTACCGGTTTGCGTATGTGTGAGTATTACAGACGGCAGTATGGATTCAATGCTATTAGTCTAATGCCTGCAAATTTATATGGACCCAATGATAATTTTATTCCAGAACACGGTCACGTAATTCCTGGTATTATTACTAAATTGTATAACGCAATGCAGAATGGTGATAAGTCTATTGAATGTTGGGGAGATGGAACACCCACACGAGAATTTCTTTATGTAGATGATTTAGCAGATGCTTGTTATTGGACAATGTTAAATTACGACAAAGCTGAATTTATAAATGTAGGTAGCGATGAAGAATTAACTATTAAAGATCTTGCTGAAAAATTAAAAGATGCAATGGGGTTTAAGGGTGACATTATTTGGAACACTGATAAACCAAATGGTACTCCTAGACGTAAGATGGATAATAGTAAATTAAAAACACTTGGCTGGTCTGCGAAAATATCTTTTACTGAAGGATTAAAACGGACTATTGATTGGTACAAACAACAAAAGGGTATGTTATGAGATGGCCTTTAATGGGTGAGACAATCACCTTCACGGATAGATTAAAAATGGCGCACTTTGCTTTAACCGCAAAGAAATTCACCTTTGGCGAAAAAGTAAAACAGTTTGAAAATGAATGGAGCCAATGGTTAGGCGCAAAGCATTCATTGTATGTTTCTAGTGGAAGTACTGCGAACTTCTTATTGGTCGCCGCCGTAAAGGAATTATATAAATTAAAAACAGGTGATAAGGTTTTGTTGCCGGCCTGCACTTGGATGACCAATGTTGCACCTATTATGCAACTTGGACTTGAACCAGTATTCTGTGATATTAATTTAGATAATTTTAGTTTCGATTTAGAAGAAGCTAAACTAATTGCGATTAAGCATGATATTAAAGCAGTGTTTATTACTCATTTATTGGGATTCTCTGCAGATAATGAAGGCATTAAACGTATATTTCCCCGTGCATTAATTATAGATGACATTTGCGAATCGCATGGATGCCAATCCCCATACGGCGAAAAGCGAGGATCAAATAGTTTAGGCGCAACATTTAGTTTCTATTTTGGTCACCATATGTCTACGGTTGAAGGTGGTATGGTTTCAACAAACAATACTAAATTATACGACCTAATGAAGTTGAAGCGTAGTCATGGTATGGCGAGAGAATCAATTAACTTTGCAGACTATGCGAAGAAGTATCCTAAGATTGATAAGCAATTCTTGTTTGTTACAGATGGTTACAATTTTAGAAATCATGAAATTTGTGCAGTATTGGGTATATCTCAATTAAAGCGTTTGGATAAAATGGTTAATATTCGTAATAGAAACCACAATTTATTTACTAAAATTGTTGACAAATATCCTAATCTGTTTTATAATATTAAAAATCCTGAGACAATCAGTAGCTTTTGTTTCCCCTTCATTTGCAAATCTAATGAGATTATGCTCGCAATGAAAGATACATTTACTAAACACGGTATTGAATATAGACCTATTGTTGCAGGTAACTTATTAGCTCAACCTTTTCTAAAAGATTATAGTATTGAAACTACAAAGAAAAGAACTAATGCAGATATTCTTCATACTCAAGGGGTGTACGTTGGTAACAATCATTTCGTCACTGAAGCAGATATGAAATTTTTAAACGAGGTAGTTGGAGAAATCAATGAAAAATTTAGGTGAAAGTATTGAAGACATTATTAGCAGAACAGTTGGTAGTGTATTAGAAGATGTTAGGAATGCTGATCGATGGAATCCATTAGTTATGCCAGATTCTACCTATATTGCTACAGACAATTTAGGTGAAGTTATTGAAAAGCTAGCAATCATTCACATTAGAATGTGGATGTTAGAAGATGCGATTCAAACAGCAAAATCAGATGAAGAGATTGCAGAACTAAAGCGCAAGTGTGATATTTGTTTTAAAGTTAAGCGTCCTAAGTATGTTCAAGCAATTAATGCTTTGGTTGAAGATGCAATTACAAATAACAAGTCTTTACGAGAAGATTCGGTAAAGTTATACAAAGGTGTTAATGATGAGTAAGATTGTTTTCTTCAATCACTTTCATAAAGGTGATCTACACACGCATAAAGAATTTATTCGTCATCTACAATTTGAATTGCCCGATGTTACGTTTGAATATATGCATAGCAATGCAGAAAAACTAACTGCAGAATTAAATATTCCTTTAGTAGGTTCCCCGTCTGAATTGAATAATAAAGAACCATTTTATTATGATGAAGATACAGAAACGTTATTCATTAATACTTGGGTCGGTTGTAATTGGGATGTGTTCTGCAAACACGGCGGCATTAACATGCACACCTTGTATGAACAATGGGAAGGCATTGTAGAACAAGTCAATGAAGTATTTGATGCAAATATTAAATTAAATGAAGAAAAAGAATCTTATTTGCCAAGAATTAAATCTGATTTGTTAAAGATTGATAAGATTGAAGATTACTTATTGACTGCGGATGAGGGTGTACGTAAAGTATTGATCTGTAATAATGCACCAATGTCTAATCAATCTTTCAAATCTGATATGAAAGAACACATTCTGCCTTTTGCAGAGATGTATCCAGACACACATTTTATATGTACTAATAAATTTGATACTGAAGGTCATGAGAATATTAAATTTACAGATGATATAATTGGGCCGGTTGATGGTGGCGATCTACAAGAAATTTCATATCTAAGTAGAAACTGTGATGTTATTATTGGTAAAAATTCAGGCCCTTATGTTTTTTGCGAAACATATGATAACTACATGGATGATACTAAAACATTTATTTCTTTCAATACTAAACATCCTGATTACGAAGATGTACAAGAAACAATGTCAAATGGCTTAAAATTGAAATGTTCTTATAAAGCTATTCCTATTTTAAGTAATGATCTAACAGAAAAAGATCACGAAAATATCATGGCGGCTCTTAATGAGGCGCTTGCATGAAAAAGCTGGCTATTGGGTTTACTGATACACACGAGCATCTCGCTGCGTTTTTTATATTCTTATTAAGTACTCGATATGATTTAGAAGTTATCGACACCAGAAAAGAAACTCCCGATATTCTTTTATTTGGTGACGATAATTTTGGTAAACGCAATTTAGATTTCTCCAGGAAAGATTGTACTAAGTTATTTTATACTGGAGAAAATCGTAGACCGGAAAACTTTGATTGTGACTATGCTATTAGCTTCGATCATAATTTTGAACCATGGCATTACAGATTACCATTATATGTAATTTATATGTGGGCGTTGGAAAATATCCATAACACAAAATATGATTTTAACTATATCTTTAATCCTAAGATTGAAGAAAAAACAGACTTTTGTTCTTTCGTAGTATCAAACCCTAACTGCACTGAACGTAATGAATTCTTTAAAGAGTTACACGCAGAAAAACATGTCGATAGTGCAGGTAAATTGTTTAATAATACATCTGCAAATTTAGTTGGCGAAGCTGCTAAGATTGAATTTCTATCTAAACGAAAATTTAATATTTGTTTTGAACCATACTCACACCCGGGGTATGTAACAGAGAAAATTCTACATGCATTTTATGCAGGCACTGTTCCTATTTACTGGGGAAGCGAAACAATAAGTTCTGATTTTAATCCCGACGCATTCGTTAATGTGCATGACTTTGATAGCTATTATGATGTAATTAAACATCTTGCATATTTGGATAGCAATAAACAAGCATATGATGCAATGGTAAATGCTCCTAAGTTTAGAAACGGAATTCCCCCTTCATACATAATGCTCGACAATTTTCTAAATTGGTTTGATGCTGTTGTTTACAATAAAATTCTTAAACGATGAAAATACAAACATTTATTTTCAACTGGCGCGGACAGTATGAAAAAACAAAAGAAAAACAAAAACAACTGAGTGCCATTGGGGTCGTGCCTGTCGTTATTAATAGTGACGACAATCACCGTGAGGACGATCCTAATTGGCACAATATTGGCGAGGAAAGTTATTTTACTGCACAATTTTTGAAAGCGCTTGAATTGTTTGACGGCGACGCAATGTTCCATATTCAAGCAGATGCTTCATATAGTAATTGGGCTGAAATTTATGCTGGCGCTGAAGAATGTTTTGATACTTATAATTGGGGTATCTATGCTCCTAATGTAGATTATACCTGGTATAGTTCTGACAGAACTGATCTTACATCTTTTGATTTAGATGAACCCCATTATAAAATGGTTGCTAATCCAGACTGTACTTGCTGGTTTATTCATAAAGACATAATCAATGAAGCTAATAACAGAGGTGTGGATTTTGCACCATATAAGATGGGTTGGAGTTTTGACATTGTTTATACTGCTTTAGGCTATCTTAATAAAAGACCAGTTATCCGAGATTACCGATATACTATTGACCATCCGCCCGGAACCAATTATAATAAAGATCAAGCTGAAATTGAGATGTATTCCTTATACGCAGCTTTGCCTACTGATATTCAGCAAGCATTTAGAAGCATAAAACAAGATAAAGAACAATTGGCAAAATATTACGCATGACACATAACTTCTCTCAATTAAATGAACTAATCGGTGATTTGCTTAAAGCAAATGAACCGTTTTCGTTATTGCGTATTGACAATACAATGGGATACGTATTAGATTCTTTGCAGAAAAATACTACTCCTGTTAGAGAATTTTATAATGAAAATACTTTAGTTGAAGGTGGTGTGTATCCCAATGTGATGGATTATGCATATGATGTTGTTATACCTAAGACATTAGAATCAATGACACATTGTGATATTCTTGGGTTTGTTGACCTATCAGGTGAAATAGAACGTAATACAGAATTTACTAATTTATTTGGTAAGAAGCCTAAGTTCTATGGGCATGATAGTATATTAGTTCTTGATCCATGTGCATTGTTAAATGTGGATGGAGCGCATCAATTAGATACACCTTGGCCCACATATTTAAAAGATAAAAAGGTATTAGTTGTTTCTACCCATGCAGAAACAATTAAACATCAATGGAAAAATATAGACAATATTTGGGGTTGGAATAAGCACCGAATCGCACCATTTGAATTAGTAGATGTTATTAAATCCCCGTATCACCCTGTTATGGATCCTAATCAATATCCTGGATGCAATACTTGGGAAGATACTGTTGAATATATAAAAGCAAAGATTGATACATATGACTACGATGTATTAATTGCAGGATCAACAACTTCTTCTCCTATGTATGCAGAACATGCTAAACAACAAGGCAAAGTAGGAATACAAACTGGGGGCGTTCATCAGTTGTTCTTTGGTATATTGGGATATCGTTGGTCGCCTGAAGCACAGAATGGTTACAGATCATGGGCAAAATTATACAATCAACATTGGAGATATCCATTGGAAGTAGATGAACCCGTAAACAGAAACAAATATAAATTTTTAGAAACTAACTACGCATACTGGAAAAAATGAATAAACAAGATATTATTAAAAGTGTTGCTGAATTTATTCAAGAGAAAAACAGCAAAAAGACTTGGGTGGCAGGAAAAGACTTTGTTAATTATGCTGGCCCTTATTTTGACGAACACGAAATTATGGCTTCGGTATCTACATTATTAGATGGCTGGCTTGTAATGGGAGATCAATCATTAAAGTTTGAGAAACAATTCCCTAAGCAATTCCAAAAGAACTATGGTATACTTACTAATTCAGGATCAAGTTCTAATCTATTAATGATGTCTACGCTTACATCTAAGCGTGGTCGTAACTTGCCTAAAGGTACAAAGGTATTGATGCCTATTGCAGGCTTTCCCACAACATTAAATCCTACATTGCAAGTAGGGTTTGAGCCTGTATTTTTAGATATCGAATTAGACACACTTAATTTAGATTTAACTAGAGCAGAAGAATTAATTAAGAAACATGATATTAAAGTTATTACATTTGCTCACGTGTTAGGCAATCCCCCTAATATGCGTTGGGTAATGGAATTAGTTAATCGGTATGATTTGATTTTATTAGAAGATTGTTGCGATGCGTTAGGTTCCACATATGGTGGTCAACCACTAGGATCATTTGGTGAAATGGCATCTTGCTCATTCTATCCTGCGCATCATATGACAATGGGTGAAGGCGGGTTTGTAGCATGTAAGTCATATGAGACAGAAGTTATCCTTCGTTCATTTAGAGAATGGGGACGCGGTTGTTATTGCGTAGGACCCGAAGCTAATAAATTAAAATGTGGTTCCTGCGGCAAGAGATTTCAAGAATGGATTCCGGAAATGCCAGGTGAAATATTTGACCACAAATATGTGTATGATGAGATTGGATATAACCTTAAGCCTATTGAATTGCAAGGTGCAATGGGGTTGGTTCAACTAGAAAAATTGGAGACTATTCATGCACTACGTCGTCGCAATTATGGTTTGTTGTTTGATATCTACAGCAAATACGAGGAGTATTTTCATCTACCAAGAGCACAAGAATACTCAGACCCAAGTTGGTTCGCATTTCCACTAACAATTCGTGCAGGATCTCCTTTCAAGCGTAGCGACATTGTAGACTATTTAGAAGAAAAATTAATTCAGACGAGACCTTATTTTGCTGGGAATATTATGCTACAGCCTGCATATTCTCATTTAATGAATCCTGCGGATGCAAGAGATAATTTTCCTGTTGCTACAATGACAATGACTAATACTTATTTCCACGGTACAAGTCCTGTTATTACCCCTGAGCAAATTGCCTACATCGGAGAAACTGTAGACAGTTTTATGAGTTTATTTACCTAGGAAAAATATGAGAGTATGCGATTGGATAGCCGAATACCTGTGGAACTATGGCGTCAAGAATGTTTATGGCATCATGGGTGGAGGGGCTTCGGGGCTTAATGATGGGTTTATTAAACAAGGTAAAATTAATTACCGTTGTTTCCATCATGAACAAGGTGCAGCTCACGCTGCAATAGGCGAAGCAAAATTAACTAGAGAAGTTGCTGTGGTTAATCCCACCACGGGGTGTGCAGGAACAAACTGTGCTACTAGTGTATTGAATGCTTGGCACGATGGTATTCCTTTAGTGTTTATTAGTGGTAATGTTAGAATTGATACTTGCTCTGGACATATTAATCGTACCAAAGGTATTAATATTCGCAAATACGGAATACAAGAACATCACATAGTTGACATATACAAATCAATAACTAAGTATGCAGAGTTTGTTACTAAAGTTGAGGATATTCCTAAGATTTTACAACAGGCATTATATATTGCACAAGACGGTCGTCCTGGCCCTGTGTGGATAGATATACCCGGAAATATACAAACAGCACAAATGCCTACTGAATATGAGGAGTTTATTCCTCCTTCTAAATCTAATATGTCTTTTGATTATGCTGATATACAAGTAAAACTTAATGAAGCAAAAAGACCAATAGTCCTTGCAGGATATGGTATTCGCCAGGCAAAATGCGTAGATGAGTTTGTGCAGTTTGTTGAGAAATATCAGATTCCGTTTGTCAGTACATTCGGCGGCGTGGATTATACTATTACAGATCATCCTTTAAGTATTGGCGCTATAGGAATTAAAGGTTCTCGTTCTGGTAATTTTGCAATAACCAACGCAGATTTATTATTAGTTTTAGGTAGTAGTTTGCCCGGAAGCGCAATTGGTTATGATCCAAAGCAGTTTAGCCCTGGGAGTTATAAAATTGTTGTTGACATTGACTCAGATGAACTTAAAAAAGATATTGTAAAAATTGATAAACCTATTAATGTAGATCTTAAAGAATTTTTTGGAGCCATGCTATGAATAGACAAGAATGGATAGCTAAATGTCAGTCTTGGAAAAACAAGTGGCCTACTATGCAACAAGAATATCTCGATGATAGTAAAGGTCTAACCATTTATGCAGTAATAGATGCGTTAAACGCTCATAGCAGACCTGGTGATATTTTTGTAGGCGATGCTGGTCAAATTTATTATGCAGGTCCCGTGGCATATAAATTAAAAGAAAATCAAAAATTAATTTGGAGTCACGCCCAGGCGGATATGGGATGGAGTTTACCTGGGGCAATAGGCGTATCATACAATACAGACAGTACGGTTATTGCTGTTATAGGCGATGGTAGTTTTATGAGTAATATACAGGAACTAGCTACAGTTAAACAAAATAAAACTAATACTAAGTTTATAGTATTAAATAATGGCGGATATGTTAGTATTAAAAATACTCAAACTAAATACTATGAGGGTAGAGTATATGGTACAAGCGATGAATCGGGGTTGTGGTTTCCTAAATTTAAAGATGTTGCTGATGCATTTGGTTTAGATTATATTTGTTTAGAAACGTTTGAAGATTTATCTAAACTATCTGATTTATTAGCGATCGACGGTCCAATAATAATTGAATGTATTAGCGTAAAGGAACAGGATATACTTCCAGCACAAGCATTAAAAGATGGCAAACAATGTGGTCTACATGATATGGCTCCTTTTTTAAGTGACGAAGAACTGAATACAGAAATGGTTATTAATTTATGAATAAAGTAATGATTATTGGTGCAAGCGGATTCATTGGATCATATATAGCACCTCTTTTAAACAGAACACATGAAGTAATACCTATCCATAAGAATGAAATAGACATTTTAGATAACGACACGGTTACAAAAATGTTAGACATTATTAGACCAGATGTTATTATAAATTGTTTAACATTTGGTGGCAAGACAGAACTGCATGAAAACAATGCTCAAAATGTCGGCAAAAATATGGCATTCTTCTATAATTTTTACACAAATCAAGACAAGTTTAATTTTTTTATAAATTTGGGATCGGGTATTGAATTGCAGGGTGACGAAAATAATGCGTATGCTTTTTCTAAAAGACTAATTAATAGTTTATGTTTTGGCCCTAAATTTTTAACATTAAGACTGTTTGGATGTTTTGGCAAAGGCGAACCGAGCCACAGATTGTTAAAACAATATAATGCGTCTGAAGGTGAATTTAAAATAAAGAATGATAGACTATTCGATTATTTTTCAGTTCAAGATTTATATAATGTCATAGAATATTCTATTGATAAATTTGGTACTAAAGATTGGCTGGTAGGTGATATAGTTGATTGTGTTTACCACAATAAAATTACCCTAAGTGATTTTCTAGGCATGTACTGTGATATAAATAATATAGAGAAAAGATTTGTAGTAGAGTCTACAAGTGACGAAAAATATACAGGCCATTCAACTGATCTTTATACATTGCAAGAGCATGGAGGATTAAAGTTGTATGGCATTGGACATGGGTTGAAAGTTTATAATGACTAAAGTTGTTTATGTTACAGGATGTATTGGATTTATAGGTTATCATGTAACCAAAAAATGTTTAGATGCGGGTTATCATGTTTTGGGAATAGATAGTAAAACATATGCAAGCAATTTAAATCTCTTACCTGAATTATTAAAATATCCCAGATTCAAATTTTTAGAATTGGATATTAATGATCTAGACCGTCTTCACGACTGCGATTATTTTATTAATACCGCAGCTGAAACACACGTCGATAACAGCATTGTTAGTTCGGATGTATTTTTAAGAAGTAACATCAACGGTGTTCATAAAATACTAGAACTAATTAAAGCTATACCAAAAGCTCGTAGACCAATATTATTACACTTCAGTACAGATGAAGTATATGGCGATATTGTAGATGGATTTCATTCTGAAACAGATTTACTAAAACCAAGCAATCCTTATTCAGCAACAAAAGCAGCAGCTGATATGTTGGTGACTGCCTGGGCAAGAACATATGACGTTCCCTATGTAATTATTAGACCAACTAATAATTATGGAATTGGTCAATATGTTGAGAAGTTTATTCCCAAAGCAATTAAAAATTTATCGCTAGGTAGACCTATTATCATGCATGACAACGGATCTCCTAGAAGAACTTGGTTGCATGTATCTGACACAGCAAATGCAGTATTAAAAATTATTGAATCTGGAACAGTTAACGAAACCTACAATATTTCAGGTAATTATGAGGAACAAAATATTATTGTTGCTAAACATTTAGTTGATTTATTCTTTAATTGGAATGTTATCCACTATACAGAATTTATGGATTTTTCTGAAAAGCGTGCGGGGCAGGATGTTAGATATGCTATAGATGATTCTAAATTAAAAGCATTGGGTTGGAACCCTGAAGCAAATTTTAATGAAGCTTTAGTAGATATTGTAAAATACTATAAAGAAAATTTTATATGGTAAACAAAATTATATCATTAAGTGTCTGGGGCAATGATCCTAGATATATTGTTGGCGCAAATCGTCAATATGAATTGGCAAAACAATATTATCCTGGATGGGAATTTAGAATTTATACAGATGACAAAACTAAATTCGCAAATTTAACTGATGCTAACATTGTAGAAGTGACCGATGGTTCATATGGAATGTATTGGCGATTCCGTGCAATGTTTGAAGATGAAAACAATATAGTAATTGTTCGTGATTCAGATAGCAGAATTACTGTCAGAGAACAAAGAGCAGTTAATGAATGGATGGAATCCGACAAAAAGTTTCACACATTTAAAGACCATCAAGCACATTTTGAATTCCCTATTATAGGTTGTGCATTTGGATATAAGGGTAAATTTAATGAGCAAACACAAACTCAATTAAATTCCTACACAAAAGAACTTAACTATTATGTGGGTGATCAAATATTCTTAAGGGATGTTATTTGGCCATTGGTTAAAGGTGATGCTATAGTTCATTGTATGAACGATGGATGGTTTAAAGAAACAAGACAACAATTAGTTAATCCATATGATTTCTGTGGCAACGGGTATGACGAAAACGACATGCCGCTATATCCACCAACACTAGCAGAATGCGCGGGGTTTAATCCTGGCAATACATCTAAAGTATTTAAATTTAATAAAGGTCTTTTAAAATGAAAAGCTTTTTTATTGTACCTGTTTTTAACAAAGAACATTTAATTGCTGAAGTATACAAAGGTATAGAGTTATCTGTAAGTGAGGAATATCCTCACACAAAAATATTCATTATTGATGGGTGTACTGATAAAAGCGAAAAGATACTTAAAGAATTTAAGGATCCTAATAGTATATTTTTGTTTGCTGATAACGTACACGAAATTCGATCATTAAATATTGGTCTTGATTATATTAAAGATAATTGCAATCCTTCTCCTGAAGATTTAATTTTTACAGTACAAGATGATGTTATCTTACAGGAAAACGATATTGATATAAGATTCAAAGAATTATTTGAAGAATATACTGATCTCGGATATGTTAGTATGAGATTAGGTAGTAAGTTATCTAAAGCAGGCAATACATTAAATGAATCTTCATTAATAGAATCTGAATTTGGACATTGGGCACACCTGGGATTGAATCATTTTACAAAGGTTGGTCACACGGAGATAATGGAAACAGAGATTGCAGTAAGAAGCCCAACCTGTATGGAATGGAAACGATATGTTGAAGCTGGATTCTATGATGATAATTTAGCCCCATGTGGTTACGATTGTCATGATATGTCTATTAGATTAAACAAATTAGGTTATAGAAATTGCGTGTATGCGTTAAAGTATCAAAGTGATCCTAATTGGGGAACAATGCGAGAAAAACCTGATACTGATTACAATATAAAAACAGGTGATAACTATGAACGCAACAGACAATACTTAGTTAAAAAACATAATGATTATTTTGGGAGAACAAATGAGTAAAACCTTTAATGATTATACGGTCAAAGAAATTGAAAGTATAAAAGATCGCAATCAATTATATGATATATTTAAAAATTCATATAATATATTACCAGATGTAATTAAAAAACATCGCAAGTATTTTGTAGAAGACAATAGAGGATTTGGTGAAGACGCATTTCACGCAATGTGGTATTATATCTTTAAAAATTATAGACCACAAAATGTTTTAGAAATTGGAATTTATAGAGGACAGACACTTTCTTTATTTCAGCTTTTAAGCGATCATTTTAATATCGGTAGTAATGTTGTAGGTATTTCACCTTTGACGGCAGCAGGCGATTCTAAATCTAATTACATTGAGCTTGATTATGAAAAAGATATTTTAGAAAACTTTGATAGGTTTAATCTAAAACATCCTAAATTAGTTAGATCATTTTCAAACCACGGGCCTGCGAGATACGAAATTAAATCTTCAACATGGGATTTAATCTATATTGATGGTTGTCATGATTATGATATTGTATTAATTGATTATTATAATTGTGTTGATGCATTGAATCAACAAGGCATTCTTGTTTTAGATGATTCTAGTTTATATGAAGATTTTAATTACCCCAACACATTTAAGGGACACGAAGGCCCTTCAAAAGTCGTTCAAAATTTTATTAAACCCGAGCTTGATAATTTCTTAGCTGTCGGACATAACAATTGTTTTAGGATTCCTAATTATGAGTAAAGTAACTATTATTACAGCAACAACTGGATCTGCATATTTAACAAAAAATATACTATCCGTTCAATCACAAACATATAAAGATGTGCAACATTTAGTTGTTGTAGATGGCGAAGAACATGTCATGAAAGTCGCAGAACAACTGGACATGCTTAATCAACCTAATATTGATTTACTAATTCTTCCATATCCAACAGGCACAGAACAATATAATGGTCATAGAATTTATGGCGCAGCTACTTATTTGGCTAAGGGAGATTATATTTGTTTCTTAGATGAAGACAATTGGGTTGATCCTGACCATGTTAAAAGCTTAATGTACACTATTAAAGATGGCGGATTTGCGTGTGCTCTTAGAAAGATTGTTGATTCAAACGGTAAGTTTATTTGCAACGATGATTGCGAATCTCTTGGTAATTGGAAATCTGTTATTAATGATTACTTTGTAGATGTAAATTGTTTCTTTTTGCCAAAGCCGTTAGCATTAGAACTATCACCTATTTGGTATAGACGTGCAAGACATCCAGACGATCAACCTGAAGTCGATCGAGCATTGACAAACGCACTAAAAGATAATAAAATAGAGTGTAATGTAACTGGAATGTATTCTGTTAATTACAGAGCAGGCAATAGAGCAGATTCGGTTCAAGCCCAGTTTTTTAAACAGGGCAATGAAATAATGAAACAACGATATAATGGAGATTATCCGTGGCGGAAATAGACTACAAATATAATGAAGGTGAATTGATTAAAGAGTTTCAAGAATATATTGATTCTACATATGGTCAACACTACTCAATGAACAGATTTCAAGCAAGTGAATTTATTATTGACAATGGACACGGTGTTGGTTTCACCGCAGGCAATGTCATGAAATATGTTCAAAGGTACGGAAAAAAAGCAGGAAGGAATAGACAAGACCTACTAAAGGTGTTACACTATGCATTGATGCTTTTATATGTACATGACATTGAAGTTGAAGAACCAACGGCACATCGTGAACCAATTGAAAATTTTGTGCCACATCATCCAGTTTAAAGGAAAAATATTATGCAAATTAGTAATGAAACAATCCAAATTTTGAAGAACTTTGCTGCGGTAAACAGCAATATTCTCATTCGTAAAGGCAAGACTTTGTCTACAATCAGCACAGCAAAGAACATCTTTGCTAAAGCAACAGTAGCAGAAGACTTTCCCGTTGAGGTTGCGGTGTATGATTTAAATTCATTGTTAGCATTGTTGACATTGATGGAGAATCAAGATGTTGAGTTTGGCGAGAAGTCATTGACTATCTCTAAAAACAATGGTAAGTTTGAGTACTTCTATTCTAACGCAAACGTAATTGTTGCGGCTCCTGATAAGTCTATTGAGATTGATAATCACTTTCAATTCCAATTGTCAGCAGAAGATGTTAACATGATTATGAAGGCAGCTAATATTACAGCAGCCCCTACAATTTCAGTAACAGCAAAAGACGGTACAGTTGTATTGACTATCGGTGATAAGAAAAACGATACAGCAAATACTTATAAGAAAACAATTGGTGCAAGTGACGAGTCATTTGAATGCCATATGTCTGTAGACAATTTTAAAATTGTCCCTGACGCCTACACAGTAACAGTATCTAAAAAGAAATTGTTCCACTTCCAGCATGCTACAAAGGCATTGGAATATTTTATCGCAATGGAACCCGATTCGGTAGTTTAATATGTTTAAACAATTCATACACGATGTCCATTCTCAAAATGGTGAGGATGGTATTATAGCTAATATTCTGACTCGATTGCCAACTTCTACATTAACTAAATGGGCGGTAGAATTTGGAACATTGGATGGCAAGATATATAGCAATACTCTTAATCTAGTAAAACAGGGCTGGCATTCTGTTATGATTGAGGGCGATCCTGCGCAGACTGAAGCATTGCACAACACTGCTAAAGAATTTCCTACTATCATTCCAATTATTGCATTTGTTGCAAGAACTGCTGAAGAAGAAAATTCTTTATTTAATTTACTTAAAACTACAGATGTCCCAGAAGATTTTGATGTGCTTTCTATAGATATAGACACATATGATTCTGATGTATGGGAATCTTTTGTGGGGTATAATCCTAAGATTGTAGTTATTGAAATTAATAGCGATACCCCAGTAGGGGTACATCATCGACACGTTGAAGGTGCTATCTCTGGAGGAACATCATTTAGCGAAATGTTAAATGTTGGAACTAATAAGGGATATACTTTAGTATGTCACACTGGCAATTGTATCTTTGTTAGAAATGATCTTATTAGTCATTTAGGAATGCCTCAAAATTTATTGGATAATCCCAATTCATTATTTAAGGGACCGTGATACTGGTTGGACCTGACGGAAAGCTATACGTCAAAGAGAATGACATTTGGCGTAAAATTTAATATTATGGAGTTATTATTATGGATATTCGTGAACAAGAGTTTTTGTGGGTTGAGAAGTATCGCCCACGCACATTAGCCGATTGTATTCTTCCTGCAGATCAAAAGAAGATCTTTCAGGAAATGCTCTCTAAAGGAGAGATTCAAAATATGCTATTGTGCGGTGGCGCAGGCATGGGCAAGACCACAATTGCCCGAGCATTATGTGAAGAATTACAAACAGACTATATCATCATTAACGGCTCAGAAGAATCCGGTATTGATGTTCTTCGTACAAAGATTAAACAGTTTGCTTCTACTGTATCATTCAGTGGTAAGCCGAAGGTTGTTATTCTAGACGAAGCTGATTATTTGAATCCCAATTCTACTCAACCTGCTCTTAGAGCATTTATGGAAGAGTTCTCATCGAATTGTAGATTCATTTTTACTTGTAACTTTAAGAATCGTATTATTCCTCCGCTTCATTCTAGAACTGCGGTAGTTGAATTTAAGTTGCCAAAGGCCGAGAAGCCAAAGATTGCAGCTGCATTCTTCAAGCGTGTTCTTGAGATTCTCAAGCATGAGTCTGTAGAAGCAGATGATAAAGTTATTGCTAAAGTAATTGAAAAACACTTCCCCGATTATCGTCGTATTCTAAATGAATTGCAGCGTTATAGTTCTTCGGGCAAAATTGATGAGGGCATTCTTGTCAATATGGGTGAGATCAATATGCAAGAACTCACTGCTGCACTTAAAGATAAAGACTGGAAGAAGATGCGTACTTGGGTTGTTAATAACATTGACAATGACCCACAGACTTTATTTCGTAAGTTCTATGACACTATGAGTGATAGTGTGGTTCAAGTACCACAGCTTGTTTTGTTACTTGCAGACTATCAATATAAATCAGCATTTTGTGCAGACCAAGAAATTAATCTTGTAGCTTGTTTAACAGAGATTATGGCCTCGGTAGAGTTTAAATGATTGAATTATTAAAACCTACATTTGATTGGATTAAACATGATTACACTAGTAATAAGTTTCGTTTTTGCGTGGAGTTGTTTGCTTGGGCTATTAGTATTGGGTGTTCAATTACCATGGCTCTCACTGTCCCCAATCCGCCCTTACTTTCTCTGTACCCTATATGGATTGTCGGCTGTGGTATGTATGCTTGGGCTGCTTTTACTCGCAAATCTTTTGGCATGCTGGCTAACTACTTGCTATTGGTAACAATAGATTCAGTCGGATTGATAAGGATGTTAACATGAGTTTATTTGGAACCCCTGTTGAAAAACCTGCAGAAGTTCCATATAAGGCTCCTGCAATTTCACCCTTTGACTTCATTAATGCTATTCATTACAGTAAAGATAACCTTATTGTAGATGATTGGTCTGAGAAACAATACAACCCGTTTATTATTAATAAAGGACTATCTTACGGACACGACACAGTAATCCCCGCAAATGAGATGAATTCCCGCCCACATCTTGAGAAAAAGATGCAGTTTTCGTTTCTTATAAATACTATTAGGCCCCGTAAAAGATTCAACAAATGGATCAAAGCGGACAAACTTGAATCGATCGAAGTAATTAAAGAATACTATGGATATAGCACAGAGAAAGCCCGCCAAGTACTCCCCCTCTTTGACGACTCAAAATTAGATTATTTAAGAACAAAACTAATAAAAGGTGGTCGTAATGGCTGAAGATATTTTTCACATTGATTATCCGGGATATACTCCGTTAGAAGTAACCCTTGTACAACCTGACGATTTTTTGAAGGTCAGGGAAACACTTACACGTATAGGTGTAGCTTCTAGAAAAGATAAAGTATTATATCAATCTTGTCATATCCTACATAAACAAGGTAGATATTTTATTGTACACTTTAAAGAACTATTTGCGTTAGATGGCAAGTCTGCAGATCTAACTGAAAACGATTTACAAAGACGTAATACAATTGCTAAATTGTTAATAGATTGGGGTTTAGTGCAGGTCATTAATCAAGATAAGTTTACAGATTTGGCGCCATTATCGCAGATCAAAGTAATTGCTTTTAAAGATAAAAATGAATGGTCTCTCCAAACAAAATATAATATTGGTAAGAAAAAACAAACTACAGAGCAGTAATCTGTATAAATAATTATATCCCCGGGATGGGAAACGCAGCAACCGGTGTGGGCTGTATAAACCAGAAGCCGAACTAATTTAAGTCCCACTACCTTGGGAACGTCTAAAGCTGGCACAACGTATGGTGCCCCTGTAGTCAGTAAGCAGGATCACGCTATGCCTTCGGGGTAGCAAAATTATAAACTCGCTTAATAGGAGAACTATATGTTTTACGCAAACATGGCTATCGATTCAATTCAAGACGCCAAAATCAACTTCCTCAAACAAAATGTTAAGGAAGAATCCCTTAAAAAACCCCTAGTCGATTTTGTAGAAGCACAACGTGTTTTTACAAAGCAAGTTGCTAAGTCTACCAACGATGTAATGAACATTGCTGCAGAAACTTTTGCTAATTCGATTTCTGGTATAGTAAATAAAAAGGGAGATACAAAATGACATTTGTTAAAGATGTATTTGGCCGCGATCTGTTCAAAGACTTTGACAAACTATATGTAGGCTTTGACGATCAATTTAATAAGATGGCAAAAATTCATGATGATCTAACAAAGAGCATTCCAAATTATCCACCTTATAATATTAAGAAAACTGGCGATAACACTTATGTTATTGAAGTTGCTGTTGCTGGATTTGCGCGACAGGATATTGAAATTGAACTTGATAATGGTAAGATGATTATTAAGGGCAACGTACATAATACAGACGCAGAAGAAAGCTTCTTGTTTAAAGGTATTGCTAATAGAGCATTTACCCGTACATTTGCACTTGAAGACCAGATTGAAGTTAAAGATGCTGAAATGTTTAATGGTATGCTTAAAGTATGTTTGGAAAGAATTATTCCAGAACATAAGAAGCCAAAGAAAATTGAAGTTAAAGATGCCGAAGCAAGCACAAAGCCTGCAAAGAAATCTAAACCACAATTGCTTACAGAAGATCCTGTAGAAGCTAGGTCGCTATAATGAATAATGATCTAAAAGAATTTGAAGGAGTACATGTTCCTTCAATGAAAGACTTTTGGTCATGGGTTGGAAAAGCATTTACCCCTTCATATCAAAAAGAAATTGATATGTATTTGAAAGATTCTGTAGATCATAAAGATCTAGAAACCAGAATGGCTGTACTAATGAGAAGAGGTTTAATATGAAATTCATTAAAGCATTTGTAAAAATCGTACATGAAGTACGACAACGACTGGCTAACCGCAGGAATAAATATCCTGGAACGGGTTCATAAGAACACTAGGGCTTCGGCCCTAGTTGTCCAATAGTATTGATTATAAATAAAAAAGATGTTATAATGTAATTGACATGGAGAAAAAATGGCTACTAAAATTTTAAAATTAATTTCGGGTGAAGAGATTGTTGCTGATATTACAGTTGGTAAAGAAGAATATACATTAAATAAACCCTTTCATCTAACTATGGCACGGGATCCAATCAAACCCGACGGGGATTTGCAATTGGCATTGTTCCCATATGCACCGTATGTACAAGATCATACCTTACACATTAACAAAAG